GATAATTCTATGTTTTGAAATTCATTTGATTCTTGTTTATCAGGTTCAAAAATCGCATCAACTAATTTGTATTTTTTAGCATCTTTAGAAGTCATAATTCTATCTTCATTCATAATCTTCTTTAAGTCTTCATCACTTAGATTAGATTTATTTTTATAGACATCTACAAGTTGATTAGTGATTTCGTCAAGAGTTTTGCCTTGTTTTTTAAATTCTTCTGCATCACCAATTGCAAGTGAATAAGGATTATGAATTAACATTGAGGCAGTTTTGGCAATTAAAACTCTATGTCCAGCTTGAGCGATAATACTTGCTATACTTGCAGCAAGACCTATAATTTTAATAGTTATATTATTAGTTTGCATTTTTTCAAGCAGTAAATTATAAATAGCATAACCAGTAAATACACTTCCACCAGGTGAATTAATATAAACTGTTATATCTTCACCATCAGCGATTTTATCTAACGCTTCTGTTAGATTTTTTTCGCTATAATCCCAAGGTGAGATACTTCCGAATATGTATATTTTGTTAGACGTTTTTTTTTGTTGTTTTGCAGATTATAAATCAATAAGTGAGTAATTATGCCATTAACTATTTCTGAACTTCAACAAAAAATCAAATCAATACCTGAGAATCTATTCGATGAATTGAGATTAGACCCTGTAGAATTAAATAATTTTAAGAGCTATAAAGTATTTCCTATAGAGATTATTAAAAAAGCTCCTTGGAATTATAAAACTGATGATGATAAGATTGCACAGAAGTTAAGTAACAATATTAATCGAATTGGTCAGGTAGAAAATGTGCAATTGAGATTATTAGATGATGGATATTATGAAATGGTTAATGGTAATCACAGATTAGATAGTATGGTAGCTTTAGGTAAGAAGTTTATTATTGCTTATGACCATGGAGTTATTTCAGATGCAGAAGCAAAAAGAATAGCTGTTGAAACTAATGAAACAAGGTTTGAATCTGACCAAAATAAACTATCTATTTTAATTAATGAATTGAAAATCGAGTTTAGTGACGAAGATTTAAAAATTACTTTCCCATATTCAGACCACCAATTTAAGCACCTTTCTAATATTAGTATTTCAGATGCTGATTTAGATATTAATTCTGTTCACGACGATGATTACGATGAAGCACCACCTGAAAAACCTAAAACAAAGTTTGGTGATTTGTATGAGTTGAATAATCATAGATTGTTGTGCGGTGATTCTACTTCTGAAGAAGATGTTGCAAGACTTATGAATGGTAAGTTAGCTTCAATGATTCACACAGACCCTCCTTATAATGTTAATTATGCTGAGTTAAATCATACTGGAAGACCAAATGAAGGTAAAGATTGGGGTGATAGTTATTGCTCTTCTTGGCAAGATAGTATGAGTGATGAAGAGTACATGAAGTTTTTAGTTGAATTTTTAAGACTTGCTAAATTGTTTTCAATTGAGTATGCTCATTACTATGTATGGCACGCTACTAAATATTATAGAGAGCTTTTGGCAGCATTTGAAGTTAATGAAATAAAGTATGATTTTGTACCGATTATTTGGAAAAAGCAAGTCGCTCCTTTATCATTTTCAAGATATGCCAGAATATATGAGCCGTGTGTGTTCGGTGGTAAAGATGCAAGTGTTGGTTCATCAATTAAATCACGTTGGTATGGTCCTACTAATGAAAATAATGTTTGGGAAATTAGTCGGGATCATAATAAAACTTATATCCACCCAACTCAAAAACCAATAGCAATTCCAGTAAGAGCAATGAGAAATTCAAGTATTGATGGTGAGATTGTATTGGATTTATTCTTGGGTAGTGGAAGTACTTTAATAGGTGCTGAAAGTATGAATAGGATTTGTTATGGAAATGATATGGAACCGAAGTTTTGTGATGGGATTGTTAAAAGATACTTCAAATATTGTTCTGATAATGATATTGATTGTGTCGTGAAATTGAATGGTGAGCAAATAACTTTAGATTATTTTAATGAAGAGGTGATATAATGAATGAAGATAAAGAGCCGATTTGGTATAGACAAGAAGGTGAATCTGATTCTGCTTATAATTACTTTGATGTTTACAGAAATTTACCTTTTAGCAAAAGGAGTGTTTCTCAAGTAGCAAAGCTTACTAATAATAAATCTAATAACCGATTATTCCAGTATGCTAAAGATTTTAACTGGGATGAAAGAGCGAGGGCTTGGGATAATTATGTGATTGCGAAACAAGATGAGTTTATAATTAAGCAAAGGGAAGAGGTAAAGTTAGAGTATATACAGGAAGCAAGAAGTATAAGAAAAGCAATTTTAGTTCCTATCCGCTCTTTTGCTAAAAAGATAAATGCAGGTGAAAATTTTGATGCTAAATCATTAACTGAATTGTATAAAATGGTTATCCAAACACCTGATAAATTTAAAAAATTACAAGAAATTGAGTTTACTGCTTTAGGTGAGGCAAGTGATATTAAGAAAGAAGATATTACTTCAAATGGTAACACTATTAAAATAACTTTTGAAGATATTTAATGAATTTAGCAGCAATAGAAGAAATTAAAGTTCCAAAATCTGCATTTAACGATGTGTATTTTCCTTTATTTAAGGATAATAACAGAACTTTAATACTCTATGGTGGTAGAGGTTCTGCTAAATCTGCATTCGCAGCACAATATATAATTTTAGATTTATTGCAAAGACCATATACAAAGTGGATAGCTATTAGAAAGATATTTGCAGATATTAAAGATTCACAATTTTCTACCTTAAAATGGGTGATTTCTCATTGGAAATTAGAAGATTTATTTAAAATTACTCACGTTCCTATGGAAATAACATGTCTTAAAAATGGGAATAAGGTTATATTCAGAGGTTTAGATAAGCCATATAAAACCAAATCAATTTTAAATCCTACTTGTACATGGTTTGAAGAAGCTAATGAGATTACTTTTGATGATTATACTAAAACTACTACTTCTTTAAGAGGTCCTGCTGGTTCAAAATTGAGAGAATTAATTACTTTTAATCCAGAGAATCAGGATGACTGGATAAATACGCAGTTTTTCCCGACTAAAGAAAGTTATGAAAAGCCAGATGGTGATTTTCATTTTGTGAAAAGCATAAAGGACGGAGTAACAATACTTCATACCACTCATAAAGATAATAGGTGGGTAGGACCTGATGAAAAAGTTAAATTAGAATCTCTTATTAATGTGGATGATAATTTTTACAAGGTTTATACTTTAGGTTTGTGGGGTGGTGCATTAAAAGGTCTTGTGTATCCTAAGTGGGATACTTATTCGGAAGTGCCGAATGGTGGTGAGGTTGTATATGGTCTTGACTTTGGATACAATGACCCGATGGCACTTGTGAAAGTAACAAGAAAGGAAAATGATTTATATATTGAAGAGATGTTTTATAAAACAGGGTGGACTACAACTGAATTAATAGGTGAGTTGCCGATTTTAGTTAAAAGTAAAACATCTGATATTTATGCAGACCATGAACCAGATAGGATTGAAGAGATTTATCAGAAGGGATATAATATAAAGCCAGCTGACAAAGGTAAAAATTCAATTATGAGTGGAATTGACTTTGTAAAGAATTTTAATTTACACATTCACAAAGATTCTCATCATTTGATTAAAGAGTTGAAGAAATATATTTACAAAACTGATAAGAATGATAAGACTTTAGAAATGCCTATTGATATGAATAACCACTCACTTGATGCTATGAGGTATGCGATAAGCACACACGGACGTGAATACTGGACTAATGTTAAATCTATATTACCATCTATGAGTGCTTCAAGTTCGAGTAGGTTTAATAGTAGAGATAGATTTGGATAAGAAAAATTATAAAAAATTATATTCGGAGAGAATATGGGATTATTAGATATATTCAAAAATAAGAAAGAAGAAAAAACTTCTATCTTACCAAGTAAGAATTACGAACTTACTAAAGAGTTTAATTTAGAAAGAATGAATTATTATTCTAAATTGCTTGAAAATCCTGATGAAACTTTACGTAAATTAGGTAAAGATGTAAAGGTCTATGATGATATTATGAGAGACCCTCACGTTTATGCTTGTGTGCAGTCCAGAAAAAGCGGAGTGATGGCTAAAGAATGGGGGATAGATCAGTATGAATCTGATAAAAACATAATGGATTTTATTGAAAGTATATTTAATAATTTGGATATTACTGAAACAACTAATGCAATATTAGACGCCCCTTTATTTGGGTACCAACCTATAGAGATTGTTTGGGATTTTGTTAATGGTAAATATATCCCAGTAAAACTAAACAAAAGACCTCGTCATTATTTTAGGTTTGATGTTGATAGGAATTTAGTGTTTATTGATGATTATGGTCATGAAGAAATAGTACCACAATTGAAGTTTATAGTGCCGAGCAATGAAGCAAGTAAAGATAACCCTTATGGTACGCCTGTATTATCAAAATGCTACTGGCCTGTAGTATTAAAGAATGATGTAAGAAAGTTTTGGACAATATTTAGTGAAAAATACGGTATGCCATGGGTAAAAATAAGTTATGCAGTATCTCGCTACGAAGATAAAACTAAGGTTGACGAATTAGTAGCATTAGTTAACTCACAAGTCCAAGATGCTACATTTGCATTGCCAAGCGATATTGACTTAGATTTGATGAATGGTGCTAATGTTGGCTCGTCAGGTATTTATCAAGATTTCATTAAGCAATGTAAAGAGGATATATCTGAAGTATTATTAGGTCATACATCTGCCACAACTTCAACACCAGGTAAATTAGGAAATGAGGGTATGGCAATTAGTGTAGTAGATAGAATTATAGATGCAGATAAACGATTAGTTGAAAAAACTTTTAATCAATTAATTAAAATAGCTGTAGATTTGAATTTCACTACTAATTTATATCCTCACTTTAGATTTTTTGATGAAGAGAATATAAATAAAGAAAAAGCTGAAAGAGATGCTATACTTTATGGAATGGGGTGGAGACCTACTAAGGAATATATGGTCCGTGAATATAATTTTTATGGAGAAGATTTTTATTTAGTAGATCAATCAGCAACAACAGGGGGGAACGCTCCAGTAAAAAAGTCTGATAATCCAAGTGATAAAAGGAATTACTCTGATGGGAATGGTAATTTTATAAACTTGGATGTGCTTAATAATGCTGGTGTATTTAATTCTGAAGGAGATAGTAAAGAACAGAAACTTGCCGATGATTTTATGAGTGCTTTATTAGAACCTAAGAAAACTGATAAGATGTTTAATAAAATTCTAAAGCCGATATTTGATTATGCAAAGAATACTGAACTTTCAAAAATGGAAAAGGATTATTATAAGTTATTCAAGAAGATTGATACTGATGATTTTACTACATTGATTGAACGTGCGATGTTTATAATGGATTTGCACGGTTATAATT